ATTAACGAAAAAATTACTTTAAATCAGTATAGTAACTTAAAAAACGGGTATACCTGGAAATGCATAGAGGATTACAGAAACAAGCATTTAAATCTATACGTATTACTATCATTGCCAGGATTTGACGCTATGTTTAACAGTATGCAAATACAAGATAAAGAAATCTATCTCAAGACAGTAGCAAACGATATTGTTAAATTCAAAATGCGATTAAACAATTCCAATAGAGCTAAGAAAATAATAACTGAAGCATTTAAAAGAATAAATGAACTTTCGCTTGATAAAAATTAAAACCATACTAATATAACATATCATAAAAAATTATGAAACCTTATAACTCAAATATGTTCGAAAGCATTAAAAATGCTCTAGACAAAGCTAAAACAAAAACCGGTGGCAGTTCAGCTTACCGTAATTTACTACAACTAGAACCTGGTGAAAAACCTTATACTGTAAGGCTTTTACCTAATATCAAGAATCCAGAAGAAACAATTCTTCATTACTATCATCACGGTTGGAATAGTATTGCTACTGGTCAGTATGCTAGCATTACTTCTCCTTCTACCTGGGGTGATCGTTGTCCGGTAAGTGAATTGTACTTTAAGGTGCTTCGTGACGGTTCAGATGCAGAGAAAGAACGTGCTAAAGCAAACTTACGCCGTAAAGAAAACTGGTTAGTAAATGTTTACGTTGTAAACGATCCTAAGAAGCCAGAAAACAACGGTACTATTAAAGTATTACGTTACGGTAAGCAATTAGATAAGATTATTCAATCTGCTATCAACGGTGACGATGCAGAAGAGTTTGGTGCTAAGATTTTCGATCTAGGGCCAGACGGCTGCAGTCTTCGTATTAAGGTAGAGTTAGTATCTGATAAGCCAGGTGCACCAAAGTACCCAACTTATACAGCTTCTAAGTTCTTAAATGCAGCAGCTATTGAAGGTTTAGATGAAGACAAGATTCAAGAAACTTATAATAGCATTTATGATCTTAATACTTTCGTAGATCGTAAAACTAACGAAGAAATCAAAGCGTTTATCGATCAACATTATTATGGTAATGCTGAAGCAGCTCCTGTTGCAGCTCCTGTAGTAGAAGAGGAAGAAGATGTTCCGTACAATACTCCAGCACCTAAAGCTGCAGCAAAACCTACAGCTAAAGTAGAAGCTACAGCAACTAATGACGATAAGGTTTTAGATATCTTAAACGGTTTAGATAATCTATAATGGCTAATCCACAACAACCTCAGCAGGGTAGACCTTATAACGAAGCAGAGCTTCAAAGACTTGCCGTATCTACTAGTCAAGTAGGTAACGAAGAGCTTGTTATTGCAGCTATGCTCGGTAAAGTAATACAAAACGACCTTAACGGTTTAAAGAAACAATCTGCTGAGGTTGGTGGTGGACTAAAAGTTACAGACGTAGATATGAGCAAGCTTATGCCTTCTCATATTTTACCTCGTACAGGATTTAAAGGTCAGCAGGTAGCACCTCAGAGACCGACACCACCACCTCAACAACCATTAAATGTTCAACCTGTTGTTCAATCTGTACCTCAACCTGAGTTACAGTTTATTGCACCGCCTGTACAACAAGTACAGGCTTTTGAACAACCATACGTAGACCCTAATCAACTTGAGTTCGATTTAAATAAACAAACTCGTTACGAAGATATTATAAATGCTATTGATAAATTAGAGAACAAGGTTAACATATTAACCGATAAAGTAAATCAGTTAATTGACTCTAATAATAAAAAAAAACCGAAGATAACAAATGGAACTTAAGCTCGTTAAGAAAGATTTTGCCGATAACTTTTTAAGTGTTATAGGTAAAGCTATAGATATTGTGTCTATTAAGCTTAATAAGGATGGCTTATACGCTGTCTGTAATAAGCCTGATACAAGTATTATTCTATTAGCAAAGTACAGCAAAGCATTCAATGTAGATCAGGAAATTACTCTTAATATTGGGGATGTTAAAAAACTACTCAGAGTGATAGATTGTATTGACGAAGACGAGCTTACGTTTAAGATTGAATCTAATCATCTTTATTATAAAACCGATAAACTACAGTTTAAATATCACTTCTTAGATGATTCTGTAGTACCTAAAGTTACTCTTAAGAGAGATAAAATTGAATCTCTTACTAGCGATACATTCTTTAATATTGATATTAAAAAACTACAGGAAATATTAAAGGCTAGTTCATTTACTACAGATACTAACAAGATTTATCTTTACGGTCAAACAGATGGAGTGTATTGTGAGTTAGGAGATAAAGAAAAGAGCAATACAGATAATATTAGCCTAAAAGTAGCTGATAATGTAGAAGGCCAACCATTTAATCAAGTTATTCCGTTTAATCTCGATATATTTCGTATATTAACCGGGGTAAAGTTTGATTCAGCTAGAGTAGGTATCAACTTAAAGTTTAAAGTAATGTCTTTCTACGTTAAGCCGACTGAAGAGACTGATTTTACTTTTGTAATCTCAGGACTAGTTAAATAATGGCCAATAAGATAACAACACAAAGCTACTTTATTAAAAGGCTTAAAGACTCAGGCTATCTAGTCTATAGACTATTTGATGAGTATAGTGAAGCAGATCCTCGTAGCTGGACAGTTATGATAGACCCACACGGTGCATCGGTTATTTGCACCTGTTACAACAACGATAAAAATTTCGGTGAAAACTATTTTGAATTATATGATGGCGGACAATTTATTCCTGAAAAGTTTAAGTTGAAAACCGACTCAATCGAGGTTATAATAAGCTATTTAGTAAAATATGGAATCAACAACAAATCAGAGTTATACAACGGGCGAACTGTTTAAGCCTATAAAGTCTTTCAATATGTCAAACGAAATTAAACACCCAACCCTTCCTACTGCTAATAGTAGTATGATTACTACAGATGAAGATAGGAAAGCAATTATTGATAAAGCTGCAGAAGCGTATTCAACCTTTCTAGATGCTCTACGTATTGATTGGCGTAACGACGTTAATAGTGCCGATACACCACGTCGAGTAGCTAAGGCTTATGTATGTGACCTTATTAAAGGCTGTTATGAAGGCCCACCTAAGATTACTACATTCCCATCAGACGGTTATGATGGTATTGTTAGTCAAATGAACATACCTGTCGTGTCTATGTGCTCTCATCATCACTTAGCATTTACCGGTGTAGCGCACGTAGCCTATATTCCCGATAAAAACGGTCAAGTAATTGGCTTATCTAAGCTTAATCGTATTGTAGAGCATTATGCTCGTCGCCCTCAAATCCAAGAAGGTTTAACTGTTCAGATTCATCAAGCAATTGATCAACTCTGTACTGGTAATCAAGGTGTAGCGGTTATTCTTAAATGTGCTCATACCTGTGCTTGCCATCGCGGTGTAAAGCATCACGGTTGTGCTATGATTACCTCTAAGCTATCTGGGGATTTTATGAACGAACCACAAACTCGTAAAGAATTTTATGACTTTGTAGCTTCCGCTGAGCGAGACACTAAATAATATTAATGGCCGCTAAAAAACCAACAAAGGGTAGTAAGGCTCAGACAAAAAAGAAAGAAACTGCTTCTGAGCAGCCTAAGCCTGTCCTTACACCCCCGAAGCCAGTACAAACAACTGAAATGACTCAGGCTGAGCAAGCTACTATTCAGCAAATGATACAGCTTGCCAAGCTCGAGTATATGAAAACTGTAAAGAACAATATAGTAAATGAAAAGCGCCGAGAAATCGATAGTCTCGATATGCAGATTAAAGAATTTCTTGGTCCATATATGCTTATTGGATATGACCTTAACAATCAGCCAGTTGAAATTGTATCAGCAAGTGATCCGGCCTCCCACGATGCTTTATTAGAACGGTTCCGTAGAGTAATGTTTAAGATTAACCAAAACATAATGCAAAGCAATGGAACTGATCCGTATGGTTTTAAAGACGAGCCTGAAGAAAATTAAAGACTTCTTCTTTCCAAAAGAAAGAAGCATATATGTAGTATTAGACGGGGTTTATAAAGGAGAATGGCTGGTACCTGTATCCTATATTCCTGACCATACTGTATTTTTTAGCTTGCCTGATCGACACATAAGAACTATACCTAATAAAGATGTACAATTCGGTTTACAAAATAAAATACTAGAAGTTGTTGATATTTTACCTAAAAATATATACAATAACTGTATAGAAGAATACAAATTCAAATTAAAACAAGATGACAACGCTCTTAATAGACGGCAACAACACCCTACACAGGGCGTACTGGATCGCAAACAACGTAGGAAAGCCTTTAATAAATTCAAAAGGAATTAATACAGGTAGTATCTTTGCTTTTCTTAAAACTATCAAATCTAATGCAACACAATTCAATGCTGATCAGATTTATATTGCTTGGGATAAAAAATTAGGCAATAAAGAAAACTTCCGTAAAACTCTTACTGAAGGTACATATAAAGGTAACAGAAACCAAGAACGCAATAAAGCCGTATACGGGGAAGCGGATGCTATAGTTGAGATAACAACAACGCTTGGTATAAAGAACATATTTCCAGGCAATCTAGAAGCAGATGATGTTATTAGTTGGTTAAGCAAAGAGATAACCGGTAAAAAGGTTATTGTAAGCGTTGATAACGACTTTGCACAACTGGTTAATGCGGATACTTCTTTCTATAACCCAATTAAAAAGCTTCTTGTAGATACTAATAACTTCGAGGAACACTACGGTTTATCCCCAGAAGAATTCGTAATCTATAAGTGTATTGCTGGTGATAAATCCGATAATGTACAAGGTATTGAAGGTGTGGGTAAGGTTAGAGGTAAAAAGCTAGCCAAACA